AGCAAATGAACCATTACCACCTGGGTTGAAGTCAACATCTACTGTTCTTGTAGCTGATTCAGCTAACTTGTAGTACTCAGCAGGTGGTAATACACAGAAACGATCTGTTGGAGGAATGTCTCTTTCGTCCATTGTCTGTGCAATGTCATAGATAGCACCAGCTAATTCATCACCATCAACAGCAGCAGAGGTTGTGTTACCAGAAGACATAGTAGCTGTGATACCACCACTACCACCTGTTAATGTTGTAGATGCACGACTCGCATTCGCAATAACTTTTGCGACGTTTTCATCGTATTTTTTAGCCAGGGCCTTACCTAATTCATCAGCGTATGTAGCTC